TTTGGACGGCGACGAACGACGGATGCTGGATATAACCATGACACGTCTCCGCAGTCTTGTGGAACGAACTGGCATTGCCATGTTCCTTGTGTCGCATCTACGACGTACAACTAATGACAAATCACATGAGGAAGGAGGCCGGGTCACGCTCGGACAGCTCAGGGGATCCGCTTCAATTGCTCAACTTAGTGACGCTTGCATTGCGCTCGAACGAGATCAGCAGAGCGGATCTAAATCAGCTCTTACAACAGTGCGAGTCCTTAAAAATAGATATTCAGGCGAAACTGGTATCGCGTGCACACTAGATTACGATTTATCCACCTGTAAATTTAATGAAACTGAATCACCACAGGAGTTCGACCCAACAGACACAACTTCTTGGACCTCCTAACCCACCAACTGCTGAGATGGTGAAACGTGCACAATTCGTAGACAAAACTTATGTCTGGAACCACTCTAGTGTTCGACCTAGAAAGCAACGGTCTGCTCCATGATGTTACCTGCATCCACTGCCTTGTTATTTACGAGCAGGAGACTGACACAACGATTGTTTACAACGATCAAGGTGATGCTGAACCCATCACCCGTGGTGTCCAAAGGATCGAAGATGCTGACATGATTATTGGTCACAACATTATTGGTTATGACCTACCTTGCCTCAGTAAAATTTACCCGTGGTTCTCACCAACCGCCCTAGTTGTAGACACCTTGCTTTTGTCACGTCTGTATCACACAGACATGTTGAACATCGACCAACGTTACAAGTTCCCGCAAATGCCACCACAATTATGGGGCAGACATTCACTGGAATCTTACGGTTACAGGTTGGGAGAGTACAAAGGTAGCTTTGGTAAAACTACAGATTGGAAAGAGTGGAGCCAGGAGATGCAAGATTATTGCGTACAGGATGTCAACGTTACTCGCAAACTATGCGACCACTTCAACCAAGCCAAATACCTGATTGGGTCAAACTAGAACATCAGGTTGCACAAATTCTCACCGAACAAGAACTTCATGGATGGTATTTTGATGAACGCGCTGCATGGCAACTGTCATCTGCTTTGCGAACAGAGCTTGAAGAAACTTGTCGAGTATTACAAGACAGGCATCCTTTCTACCCACGATCGGAATTTACTCCTAAAGCAAATAACCGACGCTATGGGTATATCGCCGGAGCAACATTTACCCGCACCACCGAATTAAATCCTGTATCACGCGACCACATAGCGTGGTGTTTACAAGAGCATTATAAATGGGAGCCGACAAAATTAACACCGACAGGCAAAGTTCTGATCGACGAGGTTGTACTGAACGAGGTTGCTGCAAGTGGGATTACGATTGCAGAGGACTTTCTGAAGTGTCTAACTATTACAAAGAAATTGGGGATGATCTCGGAAGGCGTGAACGCATGGCTGAAGCTATGTACGACTGCTAGCCGCATCCATCACCACTGTTCAGTTGCAACTAATACACATAGATGTGCTCACCGTAAACCAAACTTAAGTCAAGTACCTTCTGATCATGACTGTAGACAACTGTTCAAAGCATCGCCAGGACAAATCATGGTTGGTGCTGACCTTGCTGGTATTGAACTTAGGATGCTCGCTTCTGAGCTTGCACCTTACGACGGGGGTCGCTACGCGGATATTCTCCTCAATGGCGACATTCACCAAGTTAATGCCGACCGAGTGGGCGTCTCAAGGCGTGCCATTAAAACCATTAGCTACGCCTTCCTCTATGGAGCAGGCAATGCCAAACTTGGACTCTCCTTTGACTCTTCCCTAAAAGAAGATGAGGCAAAAGAAAAAGGAGCAGAGATTAGAAAAGCATTTGTAGATGCTATTGATGGCCTTAAAGATTTACTTCGTGACATTAAAAAGGAAAGCCAACAAGGGTATATTAAATCCATTGATGGCAGACCAATTAAAGTAGATAGTAGTCACAAATCCCTTAACTACAAACTCCAGTCAGGGGCAAGTTGTGTCGCAAAACGCTGGATGGTACTAGCAAACGAGTCACTCAAAGACATCGATTGTCACCAGCTTGCATTTATCCACGACGAATTACAGTACGAAACCCACCCTAAACATGCAGAGTATCTTTCAGAGTGCCTTCTTCAATCGGCAAAACGAGCCGGAGAATACTACAATCTCAGAATACCAATCGCAGCCGAAGCCAAGTGTGGAAACAGTTGGGCTGACGTTCATTGACCCATTCGCATGGGCTGTTGGTATTTTTGAAGGTGAAGGTTGTCTTACTTTTAAAAAGACCAAAAATAAGAAAGGCAGCTGGACTATGATTGTCGAAATGACAGACATGGATGTCCTTTGGTCATTCTATGAGTCTATTGGTTGTGTCGGCAACATGAGTGGCTTGCGTAAAAAGTCACCCTCTCGTAAAGAAAACTGGAAACCCACTGGCACTTGGTCTACCAGCAAACGGCAACTGATCTATGAACTGATCATCCGAATGTATCCGTACCTTCACGACCGTCGCCGTGAAAAATGTGACGAATTCTTTGCGTGGTATCACTCAACAAAATGAAACTTTTAATTGACGCTGACTTTATCGTCTACAAATGCTGTGCTGCAGCAGAGGATGAGATTGATTGGGGTGACGACGTAATCACTGTCATTAGTAAGTTCAGTGAGGCTTACCAAAACGTTGAGCGTGAACTCAGTAAAATCAAAAATGAGTTCATGTGGGACAGTCCTACCCTTGTTCTGTTTTTCAGTGACTCTAAGAATTTTAGGAAAAAAATTTACCCAGATTATAAGGGTCATCGAAACAGAAAAAAGCCCTGTGGTTATCGAAGAGTTATCTCAGAACTGAGTAGCAAGTACAAGGTTGTTAGGATTCCAGAGCTGGAAGCTGATGATGCAATGGGTATCTACGCAACGTTTGATCCTGGAAACATTATTGTTAGTCCAGACAAAGACATGCGACAGATTCCTGGTAAGTTGTACAACCTTGAGGAGTTGATTGAAGTGACAGAAGAGGAAGGGATGCGTTGGCATCTCATCCAAACTCTTGCTGGTGATCAAACCGATGGTTACAGTGGCGTGCCTGGTATTGGTGTTAAACGTGCCATCGCCTTGTTAGACAAGGATGGTTATACCTGGGACACAGTTGTCAAAGCATTCAAGTCCAAAGAATTGGATGAAGATACTGCTTTGGTCAATGCACGTTTAGCAAAAATTCTTACATGTACTGATTATGATGCACTTGCCAAACGAGTCATACCATGGCTTCCCGCCACCGCCAGTAGTGGAACTGACGATGGAGCAAGAGTTCAAACTGAGACAGCTTGATGATCTTCTTAAGGATGCTGACAAAGCTGACATCATCACTGTCTTCTTAGCACTACAACGGCAGAACTTCTGCCTTACAAATACTGTTACTAACTTAGTTAAACAATGGCCCAATCGTCCCCTGCTCACTACACCAGAGGAAGCATAGAGGTTTGGGATTTCATACGAGACCAACAACTTAATTATCATCTTGGCAATGCTATTAAATATATTTGCCGAGCCGGTTACAAAAGTCCTGACACAAAGGTTGAAGACCTTAAAAAAGCTATCCACTACCTTGAAAATGAACTCTTACATTCATCGCAGCCTGATGTCGATGGCCGAACAGTTCCGCTCAGCGTTTATGTTGATGACTGGGAGGGGCCAAAGAGGCGTACAGAAAGCTTTGATCGATGAGGAATGGTCAGAGTTTCATGAAGCTTACCACCTCAAAGATGATTGTGACCAGCTTAAAGAGCTAGCAGACCTTGTATATGTTTGTTACCAATTTGCTGCATCACAGGAGTGGGACCTTGACGAAGCCATGCGTCGGGTCCATGAATCTAACATGTCTAAGTTGGACAACAATGGCAAACCCATTTACCGTGCAGACGGTAAGGTCCTCAAAGGGCCAAACTATAAAGAACCACACCTTCTTGATCTGATTATCGAATGACAAAAAGAGTGCTGGTAGCCTGTGAGTATTCAGGTAGAGTTAGAGATGCATTTTCGGACCTTGGATGTTTTGCAGTATCATGTGACTTGCTTCCGACAGAAAGCACAGGTTATCATTATCAAGGTGATGTTACTGATATCCTCAATGATGGATGGGATCTGATGATTGCCCATCCACCGTGTACACATCTAGCTGTATCTGGTGCACGCTGGTTTGCAAAAAAACAGCAAGAACAAAAAAATGCTTTGCAGTTTGTGCGATTGTTGATGGATGCACCTATAGAATCTTGGTGCATCGAAAATCCTGTATCAATTATTTCCTCCAAAATCCGTAAACCAGATCAAATCATTCAACCATGGCAGTTCGGCCACGGTGAAACAAAAAAAACCTGCCTTTGGTTAAAAAACCTTAAGCCATTACAGCCTACTGACATTGTTGTAGGTAGGGCCAACAACATCCATCGAATGCCACCCAGCAAAGATAGATGGAAAAAAAGATCAACCACCTTTCTTGGCATTGCAAAAGCAATGGCAGAGCAGTGGACCTAATTTATTTGAAAATGACTACCTCACTTATTTCTCGCACGGGACGTGTCCAATCTTGGATGGATGATCCAACGTCCAGACTTCCGGTGTCGTGCACGGTATTTGTTGTCCAAGATTCTATGGAGGGTCCCGATGGAATCGAAGCAAGCTGGCGATTTGTATCACATGCTCTACGCTTCGGAGCAGGCTGCGCGGTCCACTTGTCGGAACTGCGACCCAAAGGAGCAGAAAATGGTAAAGGGTTGGTTGCATCTGGACCAGTCTCCTTCGCTAAAATCTACTCAACCCTCAACGAAATCCTGAGACGTGGGGGTGTTTACAAGAATGGTGCTGTGGTTTGTCATCTTGATCTTAACCACGCTGATGCACTGGAATTTATTCAAACTCCTAGAACAGAACTTCATTGGGTCAAACGATGCATCAACATCACTGAAGGTTGGTGGAAGGCGTGCACGTTCAAGGAAGAACTTCTACAATCAATCAAAGCTGGAGATGTCTGGCTCAACAAAGTAAAGTATGACAAAGAAGGAAACCGGATCCGAGGAAACGTTTGCTTGGAAGTGTACCTGCCCTCACGCGGAACTTGCTTGTTGCAGCACGTATCTTTGGGTGCCTGTGAGTTCGACGAAATCCCAGGAGCTTTTGTTCAGGGCATGTCGGAGTTGTGTACCCTCCATGCTAAAACTGGCGTTGGCGATACAGGAGAGTACCTTCCGCCCGAAACAGACCGACAAGTTGGACTCGGAATGCTCGGGCTGGCAAATCTCTTACGGCGGTACGGAGTAACTTATGAACAGTTCGGTATCGCTTTGGACCAGCACAATGCAGGCGAAGTGGTACGAACACCAGCCTATGAATTGGTGCATCAGCTCCACATTGGCATTGAGTCTGCCGCAGCAATGGCTCGCTCTCATAATATGGTTCGCGCCTTTGCGATTGCGCCGACTGCGAGTTGCTCCTATCGTTCTAAAGATTTAGACGGTTATACTGCAACACCAGAAATCGCTCCGCCTGTCGGGCGTACAGTAGACAGGGATAGTGGCACCTTTGGTGTCCAAACGTATGAATATGGCGATGTAGAAATCGCATCAGAAGTTGGTTGGGCAAACTACAAACGTGTTGCCGATGGCATCATGACGATGCTCGACCGTACGGGACTTCTTCACGGGTATAGCTTCAACAGTTGGAGTGATGTCGTTACTTATAACGAAGCCTTTATCGAAGAGTGGTTGAATTCTCCGCAGACCTCCCTTTATTATTCACTCCAAGTAATGGGGGATACACAAGATAAATCCAATGTCTACGCTGCTTTGGATGATAAAGACATCGATGAGTATCTTGAAGACCTATTCATGGAGTCAGCAAATGAACCAATTGAACCACAATGTGACTGCCAAGAATGAACCCGTATCAAAAACTACTCGAACGAAAAAGAACATGGACACCAGTACAGACGACTGCTGGTACAATCAAAGAAGGGGCACACGATGTGTTGAAACGTGCCCTTGCATTGCGTCACATGGAACTTCCTGTGGGAGAATTTATCAATGAAGCTCTCTCCAGTGAAGTACCAGAGTTGGCGCGTGAACTACTTCTGTCCAACGTCAAGGACGAAGAAAAACATGACATCGCGCTTAATTTCATTGCCACTGCTCACGGTGTTGATGAGAAAGCTGAGGCTGAAGCCCTCCGGCTTCGTGAAGCTTGGACTTCGCATCCAGATCACACGATCACCAAAGCGATGGTTGCCGAACGTGCGATTTTCTTCGTTCTTTTACCACTCTTTCGCGCTACTGGTGACGCTGGGATGAGGACCTGTAGCGCAGATATTAGTCGAGATGAACAAATCCACGTATGTGCTAATTCCCTTGTTTGTAGGGAGCTGGGGCTTGATATCTCTCCTAGTCTTGATAAACTCCGCAAGGCAACTATCAACTGGGTGATGCAACCATTGTCTGCATCTAACCCTGACAAATATTTAAACAAAAAATTTTGGCTGGATTCTAGCGACCGTCTGATGTATGAAGGGAAAGCCCCTGAGCTTGCCTTCACCAGATCTAGCAGAGTCCCTGCTTTCTTTGAACATGCAAATTCAGACCTCCCACAGTACGCTTAATCTAGGGCTTACTGTGGAGCGCCTTCTAGAAGAACTAGAAGAACGTTTTCCATTAACTAACCCAACCGAAGACGCCACGCATCCACAGATCATGTATCGAGCTGGACAGCGTGACGTTGTAGATTGGATTCATTCACGTCTATCCCAAGAGGAACTTTAAAATGTGTTTTGGTGGCGGAACTAGGGTTGTTGAAAAACCCATGCCTCAACAACAGCCTGCACCTACAGCTACTAAAGCTGCTTTGGGTGAAGAGGCTGGTGTAAAACTTGCTAAAAAAGAACGTAAAGCAAAAGAAGAAAGTGCCCTTTCTGGCATGAAAATCTCTCTTAACACTGGTGGCGCTAAAGGTGGAACGCCTGGTGCTACCACTACTCCTTAATTAAATGAACGCACGAAGCAGGTACGATCATCTAACCAGTAACCGTCAACACTTTCTTGACATTGCTGTTGAGTGCTCTGAACTTACGCTTCCTTACCTCATTATCAGGGACGAGATTCGTCCTTCCTACAAGGATCTTAGAACCCCTTGGCAAAGCGTCGGAGCTAAGGCAGTTGTTACCCTTGCATCAAAACTGATGCTAGCACTGCTGCCACCTCAGACATCATTCTTTAAACTGCAAATTAAAGATGAGCTGCTAGGCACACAACTGCCTGCAGAGATTAGGTCTGAACTTGACCTTAGCTTTGCTAAGATTGAACGCATGGTTATGGATTCGATTGCTTCTTCAAGTGATCGTGTCACAGTACACCAAGCTATCAAACACCTTGTAGTTGGTGGCAATGCTCTCCTGTATATGGGTAAGGATAGTCTTAAGCACTATCCACTTAACAGGTTTGTTGTAGAGCGTGATGGTAACGGTAACGTAATTGAGATCGTAACCAAAGAACTCATTAACAAGCAACTCTTACCTCCAGAGATTGCTGAAATAGCTGAACAAAAAAATAGGAACAGTAATTCATACGGTCTTTCTGGTGATGATGTTGAGATCTATACTCACATCAAACTAGACAACAACCGTTGGATATGGCATCAGGAAGCATTCGACAAACGTATCCCTAAGTCTGAAGGTAAAGCACCAAAAGATGCCAGCCCATGGTTGGTTCTTCGCTTTAATTCTGTAGACGGAGAGAACTACGGTCGTGGTCGTGTAGAAGAATTCCTTGGTGATCTTAAGTCATTGAATGCACTTGCACAGGCTCTTGTAGAGGGATCTGCAGCCGCCGCAAAAGTGTTGTTCCTTGTGTCACCATCGTCCATGACCAAGCCGCAGACACTTTCCAAAGCTGGTAACGGAGCTATCGTCCAGGGCCGACCTGAAGATGTTAGTGTCGTGCAAGTTGGAAAGACTGCTGACTTCCAAACTGCAGCTAACCTTGCAGCACAACTTGAAAAAAGGATTGCTGATGCTTTCCTTGTCATGAATGTACGGCAAGCTGAGCGTGTCACTGCGGAAGAAGTACGCCTCACACAACTAGAACTTGAACAGCAACTCGGTGGATTATTCTCCCTGCTGACTGTTGAGTTCTTGCTGCCGTATCTTAACCGTAAACTTCTGGTGCTGCAACGTAACGGACAACTGCCTAAGTATCCGAAGGATCTTGTGAATCCT